AATTCCAGAGTAAGGAAGGATCTTGTCTGGGGGAAGCCCTACACCATCAGTGCTTCCGGGGGGGAGTATCCGTTTTACGCTTGCCAGTATTTGCAGCCCTGCCGGAGGCGTTGCCCCGAGGTACTTTGCTTGATAGCCGGGAATTACGGGTACGGGTAGGACTGTCATATCGTTGGTAAAAACTTAGCCACAGGAAGTTTCCAGCAATGCCAATATTCAACATTACCTCTGAGGCTGCTGGACTTGAAAGTGTTAGCAGATTCCAAAGGGCACCGCAAACTGTCACTGTGGTAGCAACCTTACACAGGACTGCTGCCCATGGCTTTTGCCAGATAGCACTCTCAGGATGCCCGAATATTCGGAACACCAGATGAAGCGCAGAGACGGCAAGAACACCGTTAGCGGTTGCGTTTATTGCGGTTGGCAGCGTCATCGGTGATAAGTTTGTTGCTGATCGTTTCGACTGCCCGGAGCCCACAGAAGCCTAGCAGGAACGCGGCAGCATAGGAGTACTGAGGTTCACCATCTAGGCGAGCCAGCTTGAGGATGAGCGGCGTGACGTAGTTCGCACTGGCAGCTCCACCAAGCAGGCTTGCAAGCGTTCTCGGTAGGTTCCTGCCGGCCTCCTTGCTCGACATCAGCACAGAGCCAGCAAAACCCGCCATAGCGAGTCCTAAGTCAACGCCTGCTTGTTTGAGTTCCTCGATCATTTCTTGAGGTCAGGAGGCTTGTGAGAGGCCCCGTAGTAGAACGCCAAAACTGACGAGAACGCCGTGCTCAGGCTCCCGATGAGCAGGCTGAGGGTGGTCGATTCCCACAGCTTAAGGTCGCCCGTCAAAAGACCGATCAGGATACCAAAGAAGCCCAACGTGACTCCACAAGCCAGTATAGGAGGCACCCAAGAGGCCATTGAAGTCTGCATTGCCCTGGCACTCGCCCTATCTTCTGCTGCCAGTTTCTCGGCGTCAATGCCCAGTTCAGCCATCCTCGTCTTCAACTGGAGATCAGCGGCCTGCAAAGCGGCAATCTGCTCTGCTGTGAGGTTGCCTGATGTCAGTGCTTTCTGGACCTTGTCAGCAGTGGCATCAGACAGGCCCAAAGCCTTTCCAGCGGCTTCGATCGCGGCTCCCCCGAGGGGCCCTCCCAGCAAGTGACCGATAGTGGGCAAGAGTTTCTTTAGAAAATCCATGAGCGTAACAGTGCCACTGCGGTGACTGTGAGGGAAGGCAGAATCCAGTCTAGTAGACCCTTGAGTGTCCAAGCCCGGGGCTCTAGGCCGCCCCAGTAAGGCATGCTGCGCCGGAAGCCGCCGTAGTTCTGCTCGATGTTGCGATACTCAGCCTGAGCGTACTCGCGGCCCACAAAGTAGAAGCTGCCGGCAACAGCACCAGTCCACCAGTCACCGCTGGCAAGACCGATGACGGCTTGCATGACGAGAGCGATGACTGGGTGTTGAAGGTGGTTCACAGGTTGTTTGGTGAGTCGTCAACTTGAGGAAGATTACGGTTGCTTCCCGTAGGAGCATCATCATCTTCACGTTGATCGAATTGGCGTTGAATCTGAGAATTGATACTGCCAATGAGTGGAGCAGCTACACGGTAAGGAATTTCTCCAAGAGCGGCATTAAGCACCTGAAGCTGTTCTTGAGTTAATGTTAGTGTGATTGCTTTCATTATGCTGCGTAGTAAGGTATCTTGCGTTGAGTTCCGTTAATGTATGTCACCAAGTATCCAGCAACTGCTCCAGCAGTAGGTGATGTGTCTTGGTTGTCGTACCACAGTGGCTTTGACACAACCACATTATCGAGGTCAAAACCAATGTACATTTTGTTGTCTGTGCCAACAAAAAGCGAATTTAATTCAGCATTTCCAGCCGCGTTTCTCCAACGAATCACAGAGTTATTGGGAAGCAAAATGGCTGCTTGTGCGTATGATCCAACAGACAAATCTAGACCATATTGCAATCCAGTCTGATAGCATCCAAACGCAGTATGGTTTACTGACTTTGTCCCAATCCCCTGTTGTCCCGGTCCAACCATAAATCCACACTGCGGAGCAGATGCAGTTGTGTTGAATGGATTTACCAAAAATCCAGCACTCGGACGATTTCCTAATCTTGCAGTTGCGTTAAATGAACATGAGACCTTGTTAATGTTAAACAAAACAGGAGCCGGTGCATCTCCATTGTAGGTTATAACTTCTGATTCGCATCCAATAACATAATCACTTGCTGGCGTATGTGTGGTATCGCCAGACTGTGCTAGAGCAATTAATCCATAAACATCTCCCTTTAGTGCTGATGTTACGTTGATGCCAGCAAATCTGCCGCCTTCAACAAAACTTCCAACCCCTCCAACTTGATCAATCGCTTCTCCGTAAAAGCCCTGTACGCGACTATCTGTTGTTGTTGAATATTTATACGCAATTCCATAACACGCTGGATTTTGCGTTCCAGAAACATCTCCGCGAGAGCTATATTTTGCAAATACCGCTGGAGTTCCATCGGTAGCTATTGGATCGCCACTTGTGCCTAATATCCCAGTGTAAACAGAACCAGAAATTAGTGGATTAAAATAAAATCCAATAGCAGGTGCTGCTGTTGTGCTTTGCCCCGGAACAACAATGTTGCAGAGCTTCGATGCGTTTTGAAAAGATTTGCTGCTCATAGGTTGTTAGGAGATGGGTCTGTGACAGGCAGGTTGTAGTTGCTCCCGGTAGGAACCTCGTCGTCCTCGCGCTGGTTAAACTGCTTCTGGATCTGGCTGTTGATACTGGAGATCAAAGGAGCAGCGAGACGATAGGGCACTTCAAGCAGGGCAGTGTTGAGGACTTGGAGTTGCTCTTGTGTGAAGGAGAGAGTGATTGGTTTCATGTTAATTGGCCCAAGCTGGTATCCAGTATTGAGCACCATCAATAAATACACTCAACCAAGTTAATGGATCACCTCCCGTTGTGCCCGGCTTGTTTGTTCCAATGGTTGGAGTTTGTGCTCCAGTGGTAAATGTTCCAGAAATCTTTGTTCTGCCGGTCAAGTAAATGCCTCCATCGTTTACTAATTTTGCCTTAAACACTCCACCGCTGTAGTACACGATCCCTGTCCCATCACTTGCCAGCTTGTCGGTTGCGTTCCCATCAAATGCAATAGCCTGTCCCTGTCCGATGCGAATTGCTGACTGATAGATTGTAGCAGAGCTTGTATCGAATCCAACAGTGTATCCAGAGCCTGCTTGACTTTGCAGCCTAATGCCAAATCCTGTAGTACAACCAGCGCCTCCGGCGTCATCCTTCCGAATCGCAACATCAATCCCAACTCTAGCGTTTAGATTGTCTGTGCCATTCGCTGTGACATTAACCTCAATCCCAACCGCTCCAGTCGTAGGATTCGCACCAGTCTTGTCAATGACCTCAACAGTAGCGCCCCAAGTTGGGCCAGTGGCTCTTTTGATTCCTTGGAAATATCCACCTACGTTTTCACCAGCGGTTGCTGAGTTATCACAAACCCCAACAATGGCCCACTCAAAGTTTGTGTTGCCTGCGGAGACAAAAGTTTTGGCAAGGATGCCAGAGTTTACAAACCCCGGAGTGCCACCAGTGTGATTTGCCCTGCGATCTACTAGAAGCGTTGTGAAGTCATTTACCGCGCTTGTTTCAAGTAGATTAAAAGCAATTCCAGAAGAGCTAATTGGATTCAATCCAGTAAAACTTGCTCCACTTGATAGAATTGTTTTATTTGTTGTTACTGTTCCATCTGTTTTATAAGTTCCTGATGGAACATATATAGGCACACCTGTGGCAATCGCAGTATTAAACGCCGCCGTATCATCCGTCACCCCATCTCCCACCGCCCCAAAGTCCTTCACAGACACGCTCTCACGAGCCTTGTCCTGCATGTTTCTCGTGACAGCCCCTGTACCGGCCTGAAGAAAAGAGACTTGAGAGCCGGGAACCTGATTGCCAGTAATGACTGCACCTCCCTGAAACAAGAACTGGTCACCAAGAGCAGCAGGCGCAGTCAGCGTGACGGTCGAGGAGTTTGACTCCAGATAGTCCAGATTCAGGTTTAGCCTGAGCCCGTTGCGATAGACCTGCAAGGTGTCTGTACCAGGCAGGTAAGTAAACGTGGTCAGTGAAAACGTAGTCTGGCTCGCAGTAGCAGTGATGAGCTGGGTGGAGATGTCGAACACCGATGTAGGCGCATCAGACTGGTCAAACGCAGAGAACACGAGCACACGGTTCTTGTTCCTGACCGTGATCGAGTATGTGTCAGTCGCAGAGTAAAACCTGCTAGGCGTTCCAGCCCTGCTTGGATAGCCACCCACAGTGCGAACAGGCT